NTATGTCAGTGTACTCAATAACCAAACCTGTACTGGCTCATGTTTGAACGCTGACTACCACGCTTTAAGTGACGAATACACTGACATAAACCCAACATACAGGTCAAACTCAACCAACTCCACGTCAGGTGCAGTTCTGTTTTCTTTGGAATGGGGAGATAATGAAGGTCTGGATAGTTACATATTTTCTTTCGATAATTGTACTGGAACTCTGACAAATGATTCAGCGGTATCGTTCAACGACGGAACGGTTGCTTGGTCGAATGTGAGTAAGGTTGTAAACTCCACAGTCGATTGCACGATAGAATGGAAAATCCACGCCAACGACACATCAAACAACTGGAACGTTTCTGAGAGTTATAATTTAACAATAACAGATGTAGTATCACCAACATTTTCAAACAACCAGACAAATACTACTACTGCAGGAGCACCAGCCAACTTCACGATAGATGTGATTGATGAGAACGACTTGGATACTACCGCTGGTTATATATTCTCAACCAACAATTCAGGAACTTGGGTTAACTCTTCTTTTGTTTACTTCACTGGTTTAGGAACTACTTTGACAGCATGGAATGTCACCGTCTTGAACTCTGCTGTTGGAGTTTTAATACAATGGAAGTTCTATGCTAATGATACCTTTGATAATTGGAATGTTTCAGATATTTCCAGTTTCATTACTGTTCCTACTCACTGTGATGTAGGGATACAGAGTATTCCTCAACCAGAGGGTTATCAAGCGAATCTGAACAATACGTATTATTGTTTGGCTAAGGATTTCTATAACGTTAATCTTGGTTCTTGGACTGGGGCAATTGAATTTGACGGTAATGTAGAAAATTCTACTTTGGATTGTTTAGGTTATGATTTAGATGGAATTGACGCTATCAGTGTAGGTGTTTATGTGGGTGTTACAACGCCTCGAATAAATGCTAACATCACGATTAAGAACTGTAACATATCTGATTTTATTGTTGGAATTCGTGTTTGGGGGTCTAGCAATACAACCGTAATTAACAGCACTCTCATTTCAAATAAGGATGGTTTTAATATTGAGGGAACTCATTTCAATATAACAAACAATACTATTGAAAGTAATTCGGAAAGGGGTATTGAAGATATTAGTCCTGGGATTAGTTATTCTTACATAGAGGATAACTATTTTATTAACAATAATATTGGAATTGAATTGAGCCCGACAGGAAGTCAGCGGAATATCACAATAAACAATAATGAGATAACTAATAGCACTGTTGATGGTATTTATCTAGTTGCTATAGATATGAAGTATGTCAGTATAACCAATAACGATATAACAGGTGCTTATAAAGATTCTGGTAAGTATGATATTAGAATACGAATACTTGACAACAGCATAATAGAGAATAATACTGTCGGTTCTATTTTTTCACAGTATTTTACTAGTTCTGCAGCTGATTATATCACAATAAAGAATAATACTGTAAAAGATGGTCATGGAATTGAGATTGAGGAGGCAGATTATAATGTTTTGATAGACAATACAATATACAACTGTACTTATGGTATTTACTTTGATGATATCGGTACTCTAAAATATTCCCAATACAACAGCATCACAGGAGGTTCAATCTACAACAACACAATTGATTACAGGTTAGATTTAGTTGGAACAACCAACAACTTCACCAATACAAATTTTACTGGTTCAAGAACAATTTGGTTTGAAGCAACTGGTGATGATTGGTTCAACTATCGTAACGATAGCACCAATAACATCTGGTTGAAGACGAATGTATCTGCAGCATCAAACATAACAAGAGAATTAATTAACTGGAATCAAACAGTAATGAAATGGAATGATACTAATAGTTCTGGTTCAGAAATAACTGTGAGATACAGTATAACTGGATTGTTAGCATCAACAGACTATGAGATATACAACAATTCGGTCTTGGTTAAGACAGACACTACAGATAGTTCAGGGGCTTTATCTCAGTTCAATATCAATTTAATGAATGAACATGAAATTAAAATTCAACAATCAGATTCTAACATATCTTCTGGGGAGATAGATTGCTCTAAGAACGCAATAAGAAAGAATCAATTATTAAATATAGGCACGAACTTAATCTTAAAGGGAACAGGAACATTCACTGTGGATAATTTTGACTTGACGATGCTCAAGTTTTATTTTGACAAAAATTGTAAACTTATTTGGAAAGATTCGAGGTGGGAGATAGATGGATAGAAAAAATTATGCGATGGTCGTATTGAGTATTAGCTTATTAGCTAGTATAGGATTTAACGTGATGCCAGACCCTACCCATTACTGCGATGTCAGGGAGATAAAGGCTTATTGCTTCAACCTGAGTTCGACTGGTGGGACTTGTTATACATTGCCTGAAAAACAGGGCGGTAGGAGATGTAGTAGTATTTGGCAGGAAATCCCAGAAATAGAAGTTATTAATGAAGTCGAAACATTCGCTAATAATAAAAACTGGAAATGTCCGACTGATGGGGGAAAAATAACTTCCTATACAAAATGTCAATCGGGAATCTATGAGGGGTATTTAGGGGAACTGATATGATGACCGGGTAATGTCTAATCAAACACTTTTTAGGATGACCACATCAGACTCGGTTTTCAACAAATCCAAGCCTTCTAAAATTTCATTAGTCAATTCATCCTCTTTTGCCTTGAGAACCATCAACTGCCTCATGAATTTTATATGGGAATTTTTATTTAAATACTTTATCACATAATAAACATGATGAGAACCTTAGAAGATATCTTTCAGGGAATGGACAGATTTGAATTCATGACTCTTGCTTCCAGAGACCCTGCGTTTTGGTGTGAACGCGTTCTTGGACTGACTATTAAACCTTTTCATCGAGAATGGCTTAATCTTTATATGAACAATCCATTTACTAATATCATCGCCCCTACAGGGCATGGAAAGACTTTATTGTTTGGGGTTGGCATTCCTACATGGTTGACATACAATTTCAGGAATCAAGAAATCTTAATCGTATCTAACACATTAGAACAGTCTACGGGTGTCTTGACTATGATTAGGGAAATGATAACCGAAAATGAATTATTACATGAACTCATCCCCGAAAAACATCTAACCCGATGGTCAAAAACAGAAATTCACACACCAACAGCAGGCAAAATCTATTGCAAGCCTTATTCTGCGAATATACGGAGTTATCATGTGAATTACCTTTTGACTGATGAACATGCGCAATATCGTGACCATGCAATCTTTTTCAAGTGGGTTATGACGAGAGTGACTGCAAAAAAAGGTAAATTAGTTGGCATTTCAACGCCCATCTCTGAAGTGGATTTACCGCATAAACTGATAAAGAACCCACAGTTCGTTTCAAGAGTCTATACCGCCTATGAAGATGAAGCACACACGATTCCTATTTTCCCTGAACTCTATACCACACAAAGACTGCTCGATATCAAAGGGGCGATTGGAAGTTTGGCTTTTGATAGGGAATACCTTTGCAATACTAAAACTGTCGAGGATGCACTCTATCCGCCAAATATGGTTCTCGATTGCTGGAACGAAAAACTAGGATTCCAGCTTTCTGAAGGAAGATTTACCTATATCGGTTGCGACTTTGCTATAGCTGCTGGCACGACCGCAGACTATTCTGTTTTTACTGTTATTGAAAATGTAGGGCGACAGACTTACATCCGAAGAATTGAACGACCACGAAGAGGCACTCCTATCGATTTACAGAAAAAAAGACTAGGAGAATTAAACAGGATTTTTAAACCCAGAGCGATTATGTTGGATGTTTCTTCTATGGGTGAGTCGTTCTTTCAAAGTCTAAGACAAGAAGGGCTTCCTGTAAAGGCATGCGATTTTTCCCCAACACACCGTAACGATTATCTAGTAAATCTCAGAAGTTTTATAGAGGGCAAGCGGGATAAAGATGGGAAGTTCCTTGAGCGCAGATTGGTAATCCCAAGAGATTTCAACGACCTAAAATGTATCACTATGACAGATTTGTTATATAACGAACTGACATCTTTTGTCATCACACAAACCCCCTCTGGACTGACTACCTACAAATCTACAGCCGCCCACGATGATATGGTCATGAGTTTAGCTTTAGCAATAAAGGGTGCAAGTAAGCAGAAAAAATATATAAGTACCTTCTATTGTGAATAAATATTTATATATCACAAGATACAAATCTATTGATGCCATTAAAAGATTCTATCCTAAAATCGTTCAAACTGTCGAAACCTAAACCAGTAGCCTCTATGGTCGGCGCTCCGCTTTCTATGAAAACCACTCCTGAAATCAAAAGAGTCGATTTGCAGGAATTGGAAGAAGACTTCTATGGCAATCCTTTGATTTTCAATGGCGTGAACAAGCAAGTCCAGATTCTAATGTCTACTAAACGGAAAATCGAGGCTAAAGATGAAAATGTAAAGAAATTCTTTGAGAATTTTGTAGATAATATTGGGTTCTCCGGCGGTGAAATGAGCTGGGATGAATGGCTGGAAATGACATTCCGGCATGAAATAGTCTTTGGAAGGGCATGGACTGAATTGATTCATAACAAAAAAGGGAATAGAATCGTAGATTTGGATGTGATAGACCCTAAGAAAATGGATTATGTAAAGAAATTAGGGGATAAGATAGCACTTGATGAACAAGGTAATCCAGTCGGTTATGTCCAGACTTTACCACTTCTTGCTCTTGCAGATATTGAGAAGAGAAGGAAATTTAAACCGCCAACAAAATATGGCATTTCATTACAATCAAATCAGATTTTCTTGCCGCCTGAACGGATAGCTCACTTTAAGCTTTATACGATTGGTGATGGGTTCTATGGGATTGGTTTAGTTGAGCCGATTCATATTACTGCGAGAAGCAAGAATGAGATGCAAGCCGCGTTGGTAAATGCTATGTGGCGAGCAGGATTCCCAACTCCTGTTCATTATGGTGGTGATGTCGACCATGAACCAACGCCTGCGCAGGTAAAGAGTAATTTTGACAAATTGAAAAAAATGAATTATAAGTATGGCTTTGCGATGCCTTACTATAATAAATTAGTATTTTTGGAAGCCAAACATCCTGAAAAACTCAAAGAACATCTGGAATACTTCGATGACCAAGAGATAACAGGACTTGGGATGGCACGCGCTTTCATTACTGGCAGTGGTGAGAAAGGAACTAATCGTGCAATACTTACCAGACAGGAACATATTATGAAGCTGACACTACGGGATATACTGAAAAGGACTTTTTCAAACATACGTGCCAAGATATTCCATCCGATTGCAGAATTAGAAGGCTTCAAGGAAACTCCTAAATTGACAAGCGGTGAAGTCGTCCTGCAGGAATTAGACTCAAAAGCTTCCAGATTGGCTGCTTATGCTAAGGCTGGTTTGCTATCGCCTGACCCAAAGTTTGAAGAGTATATCAGGAAGATGGAAGACCTGCCGAAAAGAGAACCAGAGGAAGAAACACCAGAAGAAGAAATACCAGAAGTGGAAGAAGTACCAGAAGAATAGGTGTCATAGTGTGGTTATGCAATCTTTTCAACTCAAGGAGAACAGGGAAGGTTTATATCTAGCCAAACCGCACGGTGCTATGATTGCCGACGGCTCTCAGACACTCATCGTAATGGGTAGGAATTATAAAAATTGCCTCAATAAACTTCTCTATTTCTTGGAAGACAAACTCTGTTATGGTGTATTAAAATTCAATAAGATTTATCCAATAAGCTTGGAAGAGTTTAAGGAACGGTGTAATGAACATAAAATTTCAGAAACGGACAGGACTCGCTGGTGGACGGGGAAAAAAACACTTTTTGCCTATGATTTCAAGTTGATTCACAAATTCGATAATCCTAAAACCGTCAACGTAAAACTCGGTTCTCAAGTGATAATCAAGGAAGTGGAATTTCTTTCCAAAATAACCTATGAAGAAGAGACTGAAAAAATAAGGGAAAATAAAAAAACAGAGAAAGCACAAAAACCGCATAAATTTACTAGAGCCGAGTGGACTACAAAAAATGGTCATCCAAGATGCTTGATTTGTGGAGACGAACCTTTAACAACAGATTATTGTAAAAAAATCGGAATACCAGTTGGTTGGTGTGAAGGAAGAGGAGAACTTTCTTCACATGAGCTTGCATTGATATTCTCTTCGCCCGGTGGCAAGTCCAGAGTGTCTAAAAAAATAGTTAGTATTATTCCTAAACACCATACTTACTGTGAGCCTTTTGCTGGAAGTGCTGCAGTCTTGTTTGCCAAAGAACCTTCTGCTGTTGAAGTTATAAACGATTTAGATAAGGATATTGCTTTTGCTTACAGGTTTGTAAAAAAATTGACACCAGAAATCTTAGAACAACTGAGACGTAAGAACTGGACTGTCAATAAAGCCAAATTCAATAAAATGCTCTCAAGTAAAGCTTCAAATGATTTGGATAGATTTTACAGATTTCTATATCTATCTACTTTCTCTTATGGGGCAACTAGAAATAGATTTGGATATGATTTCAAGAAGACATACAATTTTGATAAATTGATGAAAATCAAGGAAAGATTGAGCAAAGTAACTGTCATGTGCAAAGACTATAAAGAAGTCATCAAACAGACTGATTCCGAGACTACCGTTTTCTATTTAGACCCGCCTTATCCAGAAGAGTGGAAGAAAGTTGCTACTGTAACCGACGCATTCACTAAAAATGATATGAAAGTGATGGCAAACCTTTTGAGGCATATCAAAGGTAAATTCATCTTATCAATCGATATCAGACCAGAATACCGAGAGTTTTTCAAAGGATTTACCATGAAAAAGCTCAAATTCAAGAGAACTTTTGATGTCGAATCCAAAACACAGTATGAGCTATTAATCATGAATTTTGAGCCAGATGCTAAATTGTCTAAACCGAAGACTGTCAAGCATTGGGATGTTGCTATTGAAAACCACATACAGTTAATCGATGGGATTCCTAGCATCAAAATGCCAAAAGATAAAGGTTATTGTGAGGAAGGTGTTATAAAACCATACATGTCTGAGTATTTCATCTATGAAGATGATTTTAAGGGTATTTATACGTTCAAAAAAATCTCTAATTTAGACTTCATATCGACACATGAAAAACAACCGCTACACATACCTGCGATATGGCTTCTAACCCGAAAAGAAGGACTGACTCCTTACATGCTCACTGAAGATGCAATAGAGACTAAAACAATACCGCCAGTAGGTCATTCATGGCTTCCTAAGGAGATTGAGAATCAGATACCACGAAGCATGTGCTACTGGATTGAAGGTCTGGAAATGAATGAGAGGCTTGACAGACTTGAAGGTGCTCAGAATTATATGAGTATTAAACGCAATGAAGATAACATTACCTTTGAAAGACCTATTGGATGTATACCCGAATGGAAAGAGATTGAAATAGTCAGATTGACAAAACTCGGCACAGAATCAAGACCATCCATTGCAAAAAAGGTCAACTGCTCTACCAGCACGGTATATGAGTATCAGAGAAAGCATGGTTTACTATGACTACTGATGGCTTAAATATATAAATTCGGCGAAACAGTCTCTAACACATGAGAAATGAATTTTCTGAAAGTCTGGGCGCACTTGATTTAGAAGAGAGAGTTCAGATACCTTACGTTATCAAAAACGCCACTTTAATCTCGCCGGGTAATTGGAACAATTTCTATTATACTTCCAACGTAATACATAGAGCCTTCAAGGAAACCGATTGGACTGACAAAAAAATATTAAGCCTATTCCTAGACCATCGGGATAATGACACTTCTGAATGGGTCGGTTATGTCAGGAATGCTCGGATGATTGGGGATATCTTAAAGGGCGATTTATACATTTACGATATTAATACTGCCGTCAAGTTAGCATTGGGCAAGCCCAAGTTTGGTATCAGTCCTAGAGTCAAAGGTAAAGCCGATGAAGGCATCATGAGGCGTTATATTTATGAGAATTTTAGTTTCGTCATTAACCCTGCGGTTAGGACGACTTATATTAATAATATGGAGGTAAAGGGTATGGACTTTAAAAAGCTTCAAGAAGAAGGAGAAAAAGGTGAAGCTAAAGCATCCGAACCCACAGAAGAAAAAACCACAAAAGAAGAAGAGACGAAGAAAACAGAAGAGACAAAGGAAAACAAAGAAGAACCAAAGGAAGAAGACAAGAAAAAAGAGCCAGAGGAAGAGGAAGGGGGAGAAGAACTCTCAGCCTATACGAAATTCCTCAAGGAATATCTCAGCAAGAATAAAGGCGCAACCGTTAAGGACGCTGTAAGCGCTTGGACTAAAAACAGTGAACAAAAGGAATTAGCCGAAAGAGAGGCTGAGTTCGAGTCAGCAATGAATACTATACTCGAACACTTCAAAAATAGAAAGGAAGGCGAGTTGTCAGGCAAGACTCCTTTCAAGGGGTCTGCTAAAGAACTTGTTGAGTTTGTCGAAAGCAAAGAGAAACAAGTTACTGATTTAAACGAGAGAATTGAGAAACTAGAAACCAAATTAAATGAGCCTGAAAAAATCACTGTTAAGACCGAAAGTGAACCAAGCAAGCTCTTGACTGAATATTCAGACGAGAATATGCTGAAGTTCCTTGAGAGACAACAGGGAGTAATAGAGGTGTAGATATGGCAGCCACAACATTTAGATTGAGAACCATTCCAGATAAATCACATCCTTTAGGATGGAGAAGCTATACATTAGGCTCTACAATCACACAAGCAAGCACAGTTAGAGGTTCTACAAGCGATACCATATATGGATTGCAACCGGCTATGTTCATTAGGAAAGCTATTGATGCGGCAAAGGACAGGATGAGATTCCTACAACTTGTTGACCAATACACACTACCTAGTGGCAATGAGACGATTTTCATTCCACGAAGAAAGAACTATATGGTAGACAGCGATTGGGAAACCTCAAGTGCTGAATACACTACAGCAGACACAGCTATAGCATGGACTGACATAAACACGATGGACAGTCAACAAGCAACTCCAACGAACTATAACTATGGTGTGAATATTACCAACGACGCTATCAGGAAGACTGGCATACCATTAATATCGTATTGCCAAGAAGAGCTTTCATACAAGTTTGAAAACTCTGTTGACAATGCTATTAGAGATGCGATATGCGGAACAGTCGTTGCTGATGCGGCTGGTACTGGAACCGAGCCAACAGAGCAGGGTTCTGCAGCAGTTGGTACACAGACCATATTCGGTGGAGACGCAACAGACGCGGATAACTCAATAGACACAGGAGACGTTTTAACACCAGAAATGTTGTTAAAAGCAAAGAGACTCTTGATGTCTAAAAAGGGTTATTACTACACTGGTAACGTTTGGACTGCCTCAAGTGCTACATACAATACAAATCCATGGTCTGAAGATGAGGGATTTGTAGCGGTCGTAGCACCTGCGCAATGGGAATCATTGATACAGGATTCCACATTCTTGAGTGCGGCTGAATACGGCGGAAGAGAAGCTGTCTTGCGTGGAGAAATCAAAAACTTTGCAGGAATAAGGATAGTTGTGACCGATAAATGTCCAGACTTCAGTGATGGAGAAAGTTATACGGTTACAAATACAGAAACCGACGCTGACGTAGAAGGGCATATCTGCGTTATGGTCAAACCGAAGAAATGTGGTGCAATCGTGTGGGGTAGAAATGCTGAATTCAAGACATGGGATTATCCAGACATGGATGCCCAAAGGATGAAACTCAGCATGGCTTATGCGGTAACCGAAATCTTTCCGGATGCTATTGTCAGAATGATAGTTTCTGACGCTTAGAGCTTAAACATTGCGTGATTTGAGATTTTTTTATTTTTAAGACTATCATACTTAAACAAAAATGAGTGACTTCCCGTAGGGGAGTCCAATTCAGTCTCGATGACGAAAGGAGAGCAAAACAATGCCAATTATGGCAAATATAAGGAGGAAAGAACATGGCTATAAAAACGTCTTACATAAAGACGACTAGAAGCGACAAGACTTCGACTTTTGACGGCAGTATTAGCATTAAACAAAATCTAACATTCGGAGACGCTTCGACAGATACACTTACAGTAACGGGACCAATTACACATACCGCTACTACAGCTACAGGATTTACAATGAGTGGGACGCATAGCTCAGATGGTATAATAATTTCTGGTGCTAATGCAGATTCCATACATATAAGCGGAAACAATACAGCAACAGCACTCAACATTACTGGTACTACAAATGCAAGAGCCATTATGGTTGGTGCGTTTGGCAGTTCAAGCAACCTAGTATGTACTTCTACAAGGAACTATCCAGTAGGAGTATTTGCAAAAATAGCAACAAGTGAAAATACCACTGCTGATATTAGATGTGCATGGTTTAGATTGAGAGTAGACTCTGCTGTTACGATTGGTAGCAGTGCCAACTGGGGTTCAGGGCAGAAAGCAATACAAGGCTCTTTGAAGTTCTATGGTGGAACTACAACTAGTACATATTGTTGGGTTAATGCAGGAGTATTTGGTTCATTCGAAACCGATGGTGCAGCTTCATTCAATATACAAGACGGTGCAGTTGCGGCAGCAGGCGGCGGATCTC